GCAGAACGCGTATGCCCGCGAAATTATGAAAAAACGGGTAGCATTATTTTTTGGAGGAACAAATGAAAATCGAAGAAATTTCAATCACAGAAATCACGCTGGACAAGGACAACGCACGGACGCACAGCGAGAGAAACATCAAGGCAATTGAGGGTAGTCTTTCCCGATTCGGGCAACGCAAGCCGATTGTTTTGACGCAGGGCAAAGTAGTCGTGGCTGGCAACGGCACGCTAACAGCGGCGAGGAATTTAGGCTGGGACAAAATACAAGCCGTCTTTATTCCTGCGAGTTGGACGACGGAAGAAATCAAAGCGTTTGCTCTAGCCGACAACCGCACGGCGGAATTAGCAGAGTGGAATCAGGTCAGGCTCGCAGAGCAACTGCTCGAATTAGAAACCTTAGATTTTGACATAAAGGAAATTGGGTTTGATACGCCCGAAGCAACGAAGGCGAAAGAGCTCAGCGAGTTTCCCGTATTCGACGACGACGAAGCAACGACGCATAAATGCCCTAAGTGTCAGTATGAGTGGAATGGTGCAAGCCGTTGAATCGTGACGAAACTTTTCCAGAAGGCAAGTGGAAATTTGACGAGGCAGTAACAGAAGTATTTGACAATATGCTCGAACGCTCTATACCTGATTATGACGGTATGCGGCGAACAACTACAGAGCTAGCGGTTCGATACGCAAAGCCGCAGACGGCAATTATCGACTTGGGCTGTAGTCGAGGTGCGGCACTAAAGCCAATCTATAAAATTCTTGGCGATTCGGTTAGCTACTTTGGAATCGAAGTCAGCGAGCCTATGCGTAACGCCGCTAAAAGCGAAATCCCGTTTGCGACAATTCTTGATACCGACTTGCGCACAAGCTATCCGCCAATCGGTGCGTCTGTAACGCTCTCAGTTCTAACTTTGCAATTTATTCCAATCGAGTATCGTCAGCAAATTATTCAGCGAGTATTCGATACGACTATTCAAGGCGGGGCTTTTCTTTTAGTCGAAAAAGTTCTTGGCTCAGATTCTTTTACAAATCAAATGCTGATTGAAACTTACCTAAACCGAAAGGGGCAGAACGGCTATACAGCCGAGCAGATACAGCGAAAGCGGGAAAGCCTTGAAGGTGTTCTTGTCCCCGTAACCGCAGACTGGAATGTTCAGCTACTACGCTCTGCGGGATTTAGAAATGTCGAGTGCTACTGGCGGCACTTGAACTTTGCGGCGTGGATAGGTTTCAAGAATTGACAAATAAATTTCTTAGCTATCCGTCTATGTCCGAAGTCGCACAGATTAGAGGCACGAACGGATACACAATGGTATCTACCTTTAGCGGTTGCGGCGGTGCTTGCCTTGGTTATGAAATGGCGGGCTTCAATGTTCTATGGGCAAATGAATTTATCGCAGAGGCTAGAGAAACTTATGCGGCTAATCACCCTGGCGTAATTCTCGACGGCAACGACATAAGAAACGTAACCGCAGAAGAAATTCTAAAAACAATAAACCTAAAAAGAGGCGAGTTAGATTTTCTTGAAGGCTCTCCACCCTGCTCGCCGTTTTCTACCGCAGGAAAGCTAGACAAGCTTTGGGGAAAGGTAAAGCAATACAGCGACGCAGAGCAGAGGGCAGACGATTTATTTTTTGAGTTCGCAAGATTGGTAGAGGGCATACAGCCCAAAGTTTTTGCGGCAGAAAATGTTTCGGGCTTAGTAAAGGGCAAGGCTGTCGGATACTTTAGGCAAATACTTAGAACGCTAAGAGCGGCGGGTTATCAAGTCGAAGCTCGACTGCTTGACGCTAGTTATTTAGGTGTCCCGCAAGCTAGGCAAAGAATTATTTTTATAGGTGTCCGTAATGATTTAGGTATCAGTCCTAAATTCCCTGAGCCGAATAATCAAAGATTTACCGTGCAAGATGTTTTAGATTCTGTAACCCAGTTAGAAAAAATTGACGGCGATTATTTAGACCCTGAAACAAATACGTCTATTGGGCTAGAAAAATACGCTGTTGGAATCGAGTGGGATAAAACAAAAATAGGCGAATCAAGTGAGAAGTATTTTCAGTTAGTCAAGCCCGCACTTGATAAACCCGTTGGAACTATTACGGCGACAGCGGGCGTAATAGGTGCGGCTTCGGTATCTCACCCGCTACAAAAAAGAAAATTTACGCTAGAGGAACTACGAATGCTTTCAAGTTTCCCAGCCGATTTTATTTTGACTGGAACTTACCAACAAAGAGCTGAAAGAATTGGAAGGTCTGTCCCGCCGTTTATGGCAAAAGCCATAGGCGAAGTAATCGCAAAAGAAATTTTAGGAAGTTATTATGCCAGCAGGTCGTCCGTCTAAACCGATAGAACAAAAAAGAAAACTTGGAAACCCTGGGAAGCGAGCTTTGCCAAAAGAGGGGCAGGTTGTTGTTCTACCTATGGCAACGAAAATTCCAGAGCCGCATAGACCGCTTCTGAAATACGGGCGAGAATTTTGGGATAAGGTTTGGGGACTAGGCACGACTTGGATTAGTCCGACAAGCGACATAGAGCTAGTGCTTATTACTTGCGAGCTAATTGACGAGCGTTGGAATCTTCGCATAAACGTAATGAAAAGCGACGATACAAAACAGCGTAGAGCCTTACGTGAATTAGATAGGGCAATTGTCTCTAATCTTTCGCTTCTCGGATTTAGCCCGTCTGACCGTAGCCGCTTAGGCGTAGCGGAAGTAAAAGCAAGAAGCAAGCTCGAAGAATTGATGTTGTTGAAAAATGAAAAACGCTAGCTGGCCGCCACGCTGGCTTACACCCGTGCCTGAGCAAGCAATAATCGACGGCGAGGGCGAGCTAGTAATAAAGTTTGCCGAAGCGTTTGGCAGGATTACAAAAGACAGCGTTGCGGGTAGAGCGGGCGAGCCGCTTGTATTACGTGACTGGCAAAAAGAGCTAATACTAAATGTCTTTGCTAGAGAAAACGGCGGGCTGAGACACCAGACCGCTTTAGTTGGTATGCCTAGAAAAAATGGCAAGTCTGCTCTTGGTTCTGTGCTGGCTCTCTACAGTCTTGTTCTCGGACCACGAGGCGGTGAAGTTTATTCTGTCGCCGCCGAAAAAGAACAGGCAAGAATCGTATTTGCCGACGCAAAAAAAATTATCGAGGCAAGCGAGGAACTAACCGCACTTACAACTCTGTATCGTGACGCTATAGAAGTAAAGTCGCTCGGCTCTGTCTATCGTGTTCTATCCGCAGAGGCGTATTCGAAGGAAGGTCTAAACCCGCACTTTGTTCTTTTCGACGAATTACACGCACAGCCAAGCAGAGAACTCTATGACGTAATGCAATTGGGTATGGGTGCAAGAGGAAACCTAGCTATGTTGCTAGCTATTACAACCGCTGGGAAAAAGACGGATAGTGAGGGTAAAGATTCAATTGCTTATTGGCTAAAACAATACGGCGAAAAGGTTGCGACAGGCGAACAAAAAGACGACGCATTTTTTATGGCGTGGTGGGAATCTGACGGCGATTATCGCCTACCCGAAACCTGGGCAAAAGCAAATCCTGGATTCGGCGACCTAAACGCCGTATCAGATTTTGAATCCGCCGTCAAGAGAACAATGGAATCGGAATTTAGGACAAAGCGTTGTAATCAGTGGGTAAGCTCACGAGATAGCTGGTTGCCTGACGGTCTTTGGGAAAGCAAAGAGGCAGAGTTTGAAATCGAACCTGACGAAGAAATTATTTTGGGCTTTGACGGTTCTTTCAATAATGATGCAACTGTAATAGTCGGGGCAACTATCCCTAAAAACAACGAGCCTGTAAAAGTCTTTTTAGTCAAGAGCTGGGAAAAAGACCCCGCTATCCACGACGTAGATTGGCGGGTGGATATTGCCGAGGTAGAGGCAACGATTATCGACTTCTGCCAGAAGCATAGAAACGTTAGAGAAATCGCCTGTGACCCGTTTAGGTGGGAAAGAACAATGGAGATTTTAGAGAGCGACTACGGCTTGCCCATTGTCAAATGGCCTTCGACTAGCGCAAAGCGTATGGTGCCAGCCTGTGCGAAATTCAAGGACGCTATAAACGAAAATCAGCTAATCCACGACGGCAACCCTGTATTAGCAAGGCACTTAGGCAACGCCGTAATCAAGACAGACAACATAGGTCCAAGAATCGTGAAAGAGAATCGGGCGAGCGCACGAAAGATTGACGCCGCTGTAGCTGCCGTAATTGCAGTTGATAGGGCTTTAGCAGGTAGAATTGAAGAGCCTGTCCCTGAATTTTTCTTGTAAGGTAGTGCTATGAAAACAAACCTAGCAATCTTAGCTTTACAAGCGTCAGGGGCAACACTTATTTCTGCGGGTGCTTTTGTGCTTTTCCCGCCCGCAGGACTAATAGTTGCAGGGGCTTTTTTAGTTCTATTTGGCTTAGCACTTGAGAGGCGTAATGCTCAATAATCTGATAGAGAAAAGAGCTATAAGCTTCCAAACGCTTTGGGGTGCTGGCTCTGACTTCGAGCTAGGAACACGCTCGGGCACCCTAATAAACGAAACTACTGCGCTACAAATCAACGCCGTATTTTCGGCTATTAGCTTGATTAGCAATACAGTTTCTACTTTGCCTGTTGATGTTTATATTCGACGTGACGGCGACCAGCGAGCTTTTAGACCGTCACCGCCCTGGGTGCAGCGTCCTGATATTGACTTTGGTGACAAGTCGCCTTTTTATTCCGCATTAGTTACTTCTATGCTTTTGGACGGTAACGCCTTTATTCGTATATTTACAAACCGTCAAGGCGAGATTATCAACCTAACTGTTCTAAACCCTATGTCTGTAACTGTGCATAGGAATAGCTACGGAAATGTTAGCTACTTAGTTATGGGCGAAAGCAAAAGGCTAACGCAAGAAGAAATTGTTCACATAATAGATATGGTTCAGCCAGGCGAGGTTCGTGGCGTAAGCCGTGTATCTTCTCTGAAAGAAAACTTTGGTCTAGCTATGGCTATCGAGGAATACGCCGCTAGATTCTTTGGGCAGGGCGCAAATCCTGCGGGCGTTATCGAGGTCGATACAAACATTACGGCAGAGCAAGCTAAGAATCTTGCCGACGGCTTCGACGCTCGCCATAGAAACTCTGGGCGACGTGCGCACAAAACAGGTGTTCTATCTGGCGGTGCTAAATACAAACAGACTTCTGTAAATCCAGAACAGGCTCAGGCACTAGAAGCAAGGCGTATGGCGGTTGAAGATGTCGCTCGTGCGTTCTCTATTCCTAGCAATTTCCTAAACCTTCCAGGCACGAATACTTACTCATCTGTTGAGCAGAACTCGCTTATGTTCGTCAAATACTGTATTCGTCCTATTGTGGAAAAAATTGAGGGCGCACTATCTCGCCTAATGAATCGCTACCCTGGCGGCGAAACTGCCTACATAAAATTTAGCCTTGACGCTTTACTACGTGCAGACTTTGCCGTTCGCAACTCTGCCTACAGCGTCGGACTACAGGCGGGCTTCTATACTGTAAATGACATACGCAGATTCGAAAACCTTACAAGGATTGACGACCCTTCTGCCGATACCGTTCGTGTCCCGCTAGCAAACATAAACGTAGATGCCGCAGAACTATCTGCGCAACAAGTTCGTGTTCGTATGGCTCGTGAGCTAGTAATGGTTGGCTACGACCCCGCCGAAACGCTAGCCGCTTTTGACCTTCCGCCGATTACTCACACGGGTATTCCAAGCACACAGCTACAGCCGTTAGCTCAGCTTGACCCGATTGACCCAACAAGTTTGTATGAGGGGAACTAATGATTACTAACGGACAATCAAGCGTAGGAACTGCCGCCTCTGCGATAGACGGTGCTTGGGCTAATTCCTCAATAATTACTATTCACAATATGGATAACACGGACGCTGTCTATATCGGCGGCGCAACCGTAGGAACTGCTAACGGATTAGCTTTACAAAAAGAGCAAACAATACAATTCGAGCTACAGCCACTTGAACAGCTTTACGCAGTAAGCGGCAAAGCTGGGCATAAGATTAGCTGGCTTAGGCAGGCGTTCTAATGCCATACTACATAACAAATCAAAATCCCGAATGCACTAATTGGGCGGTAGAAAAAGACGACGGCGAAGTAATCGCTTGCCACAATACAAAAGACGAAGCTATTGCTCAAATGGTAGCGATTAGCCTTGCCGAAGAAATCGAGCCTGGCGGCGAAAGAGCTTTGCCTGGAACCCTACAAGTTGGCGATTACGTTTCCTGGAATACATCTGGCGGTAGGGCTAGGGGCGAGATTCAAGAGATTGTTACTGACGGAAGAATAAATGTCCCCAACTCTGATTTTTTCGTCGAGGGAACTGAGGACGACCCTGCCGCACTAATCCAAGTTTATGAGCGTGTCGAGGGCGGCTGGGAAGATACTGACGTATTAGTGGCACACAAGTTTTCTACGCTTACAAAAATAGACGAGCTGCCAGAGCCAGAGGACGAACCCGAGGACGACGACGAAATGCGGCAAGTCAATCTAACGCCACCTGCGTATATGCGAGCGGCGGCTAGGCAGGGCTTGAAGTATTACGAGGAAGGGCTAGGCGGCGACGGGCTGGTGCCAGCTACGATTCGTGAAGCCCGAGCTATGTCTAATGGAACTGTCACGGCTGATAAGTGGGTAAGACTTCGTGCGTGGATAGCTAGGCACTTAGGCGACCTTGATTCACCAGACGCAAACCCTAACTCTGAAAGATACCCAAGCCCAGGCGTTGTCGCACATTTGCTCTGGGGCAGTGGTCCAAGTAAGGCGGCAGCACGTCGAGCATTAGATTACGCCGAAGGTGTGGTCAGTAGAATTGAAGCCGAAAACGAGGGCAGAGCGAAAGGTGAAGCATTGTCCAAAATAGAAACTCGCATTAGGGCGACAGATTTTGAGGTTAGGGAAACCGAAACTGGCGGAATGCTTTTCGAGGGCTACGCCGCTGTATTCAATAGCCCTAGTGAGCCTTTGCCTTTTACGGAAAGAATCGCCCCTGGTGCTTTTAGGGGAAGCCTAAAGCAACGCAACGACATCAAAATGCTTTGGAATCACGACACGGGCGCAGTTCTAGGTTCTACAAGAGCTAAGACACTAGAGCTTTATGAGGACGAAAAGGGCTTGCGTGTAAGGGCTCAGCTACCGAATACGACACTTGGGCGAGACACCGCAGAGCTAATTCGCAGAGGTGATGTAAATGCTATGAGCTTTGGCTTTAGCGTTGCTCAAAACGGCGATAGCTGGAATGACGCTGGAACTGAGCGAACCCTGACAAAGGTAAGACTGCACGAGGTCAGCATTGTTGCCTTCCCTGCCTACTCTGCTACAAGTGGAACTGCAAGCGTTAGAGGACTAGACAAGGTTGCGACTAGAGCCGAAGTTGATGCCGACGAATTAGCAGACGCACTTCTAAAAATCGAATCAGGTCAGGATATAACCCTAGAAGAAAAATCTTTGATAACTAAGGTGCTTGATACTTTGACCCCTTCGATATCCACCCCGCAAGATGAGTTTGACGGTCAGGCTTGGCTTGCACTAAAGAAAAAGAAACTAGAAACTCTAATCAAGAAGGCATAGATGAAAAGCAAAGAACAAATCAAGACAGACATTCTGACCGCTCTCGGAAATCCTTCAAGCGGAATTTTTGTTGATTACATTGACACAATCGTCAATGCAGTTGTTGGTGATGAGAACAAGGCTAATGAACAAAAGAGCCAGTCAGCTTCTCTACCAACTAAAGAAACCCGCATTGTTGAGGCTGTTGAAAAACGGTAGTTAGTGGGTTTGCCCTGCCAGGTTCTTTCCTTCCCCTGGCAGGGCTTTTCTTTTACCCCTGAAAAGGGAAACCCCCTAGAGAAAACATATGGACAGGTGGGGGATTCTCTAGGGGGAAGTATTTAGTTGTGGTAAAAGACTAGCGGTTGGTTTAGTCTTTTTTCGTGAAAACTCTAAAAGATACCGAAAAGCCTAAAAATACCTGCGCCCATAAAGCCTGCACCCGCCCTAAACACGCTAGGGGCGTTTGTAGGCGGCATTACCACGCTTTAGATACTTTTACCCTAGCCAAGGCTCAAATGGCTTCTAAACGCCCTCTAGGGGCTGAGAGCGTAAAGATAGGGGACATTGAGGACTTTATAGCCTGGATTAGGGCTAATACGGGGCTTTTATAACGGTTTTATAACAGCGGCGGTTTTCGCCCCATAGCCTTCCGAATCCAGCCTACCTTTGTACCAAGCCCGAAAGACGGGCGGAAAAGGACAGGAAAAATGAAGGCAAAAGGAATCAACCTAGATACAGTCCTAGCACTAAATCTAATTAGCAGAGAGGACTACATTGCACAGCTCAAGTCCAACATCAAAGAGTGGCAAAGACTACAGGCTGAGCAAGCAGATTCTAAAACAGCAATTTTTTACTTCTGCGATTTAGTAGTAGAAGCCCGTAAGGAATTAGAAAGGCTAGGGGCTTAGCCCCTAGTTCGAAAGGACAGGAAAAGAAAATGAACGCTAACTGGAAAGAAGCTAGAAAAGACCTAAAGACACTCGGCATTGTCGTCAAGACAAGTATCAAGAGCTGCTGCCTAGGCTGTGTAGATGAATCACAACAGATTGACGAAA